GTCCATTGACTCGGATTATCCTGATCAGCCCACCTAATAAGAAGGGGGTCAAAATCAGCCACATTAGTAGAACCAAAAGGCACACTCCCAAAAGCGAGAAGATGCTTGTCGTTTTGCGATACAAGAACCTGCATAACCTTGGCTGGTACTGCGTTTGCACTGTATCCATCTGCGGTAGCCTTTGTTGAAAGAAGGATTGCATTAGTTTGAAGGGCTGTTCCGGGGTTAGTAGAAGCCCCGCGCGTCCAGTAATAAACAGCACCATCCCGAAGATTAGCAACTAAATCGTTATCAAAGTTGTCATACCACCAATCGCTACCACTTAAAGCAACCGGTATTGTTCCACCAAGGCCCCACTCAAGGCGGCTCCAAGTGTCCGTACCCCAGCCATAACCAAACGTACCACCGGGAGTACCAGCGTTTATTTGATACTTACCAATTACTGAAGCGCCACCGTTACCCGAATCAGATGCATTAGCCGTTACTGGAACTTCTATAGTGTAGGCGTTAGCATTAATTACGGTGGCAATCTCAAAGCCTTGGTTGACGTTTAAGATTGCAGCCGTGACATTACCACCCAAAGAAACAGCGCCAGTAAACTGAACGTAATTACCTACTTGGGCTGGGTTGCCTGTATCTAAAACCGTTACGGTAGAAGAACCATTAGTTGCAGTAAATGTTACGTCCCCAGCAGCCGTTGTGGCTTGTAGGGGAGTAACGTCATAAAAGTATCCACCCGCTTCTATGTATAACTTTAGATTTGTCCCAACGGCTAGTAGATTGTCACCATAAGTTGTTACATAGTTAAATAATTGTCGGCAAGTGCCAAGGAAGGTATTAGGCGTCTGTTTAAGCCAGCCACCAATCTTCTGAGGAAAACCTGAAAGGAAGCGAACTTTGTCGCACTCGTACCAGCCACCCTCATTAGAGTAGTTAGTCTGATCCCGGTTTACCCCCGGTTTAAATCTAAGTGCTATGAATGGCATAAGTCACCAAAGATACTTTCTCATGCGGGGCACAGGAAAAATTGTGCTTTCCTCATGAATGTGAATTTGTCTAATAAAAAACACTAAAGTTAATCGTGTAGAATCGTCTTCATCCCCATAAAATTCATTTGCCCCGTGAAATAAATGACCATCAAAAAGAACTAAACGATTGTATTCTTCTTGTATAGTAACTGTTGGTCTAAATTGCTTATTATTTTCTAGTCTAAAGCCATCAATATCTGTAATTAAATGTGTATTTTCAAAACTTTTTATTTTTTTATCTGAATTTTTTAAGATGGTGTTTATAGGGTCTGTGGGTCTATAAATTGTAGTACCACATTTATTTTCTGATTTGGATAAATAAATAATCCCCGTACATATATTTTCATCACCGTGAATCCAACCTCCTTGATATTTACTATCTACTTTTTGAAAATGTGCATTTGTATTCCATAAAATTTTTGTTTTTTCTAAATCATAAAATAAGGAAAAAACTTTATTTACCGTGTTGTTAAATAAAGTGGGGTTTAATTCGTGTAAAGGTTCACTACGTTTACCGGGCCATTTATTTTCTGGATCTAGTAAATATTCTTGCTGCAAAGCAAATTCTCTTACCTCATCTGGGTAATCAAAAAAATCATCAACGACGGTAATAGGAAAATGCAAAGTTTTCATTAGGCTACGAGTCCCTGTAGATACACCGTTTTACCATCTTTTTTGGTAGCCGTTAGGTTTTGCTTTTTGAGGTTAGCAGGGTCGTAGGAAACGTGCACCCAGCCTGAGTCCGGTACGCCCGGAGTGTAAAACTCAAGGATTAACTGGGTGTAGGTTAGGTTGTCCATAATCCACACGGCTAGGTCTGCGTTGGCAATACCGGGAATCTCAATGTCAGCGGCTTGTCCTTTACAATGGTCGGACGTTTTGGAGCCTCCCACCTTTGCGTTGACTTCGGGGTGCCTGAATCCTGAGTTGACCTTGACTCCGGTTTGGAAGTGCTCACGGACGGGCTGCAATACCTTTTCACAGAGTGTTTTAAGATTAGCAATCTCAGCCTCCCCCGGTGTGTTGTCCATGTCATGCCGCAGTGCAGTATCAGACTTCACCATCTCGGCAAGAGAAAAGTTATTTGTCAGTTGCATCTTTCTTCGCCTTCATGTCCATGATCTTCTCAAGGGTACGTCCTCCGAAGTAGAAGGACATAATTAGCATCCCCCACTGGCCCAAGAGTTCAACGTAGTTATTGTTAACCTCAATCTCCCAAGCGCTCATCATCCCAAAGACGGTATAAGTTACTAAGATAAAGATTAGCGTCATAGGCCGAATGTTCTTAGATAGCCACGAGTCCGACTTCATATCGGCCTCAGCCCGTTTGGTCAGGTTATCCTGCTCGTTCATGTCTGCTTGGAGTTTGGCTAGTTCACCCTTTTGTTGCATCTCTAGGAGCATGGCCTGCGCCTTAGCACGAGCCTCTGGGTCAGGCAAAACCTTGTCTAATACCTTCTCACCAATACTTAATAGTGCGGCTATGGGTAACATTATTTTTTACTCCTTGAAAGCATGGTTGCGGCGATATTGAGCATCGCCCGGGTTTGGTCTAAATCAGCGGGGGGCTTGTCCCATCCCACGGTAATCTGTCCTATGAACCTACTTGGCTCAGGCGGGATACTGATCCTGCACCCAAACCGCATACCTTTCTCGATGTACCACAGGCCAATCTCTGACTGTGCCGCCTTGTAATCACTACAAGGTACGGTGCCTGCCATCAGGTTGACTACGTCCTGATTGTTGGCTTGGTTGGTCGTAAAGAGTCCTACATCCAGTCCGTCGTTCGTCTTGTCCCTACCCTCTTTGGTGTACGCCCGATACTGCACCCGCGTTCCCAGCAGGGGGTTAACCTTAAATACCGCCACGGTAGTCGCACCAGTGGTCTTAAATAGGTGGGCTACAGCGTCCTCAACTCGGTCTTCTACAATGTCCGGCAACTTCTGATGCTCTTTATAGGTGCCTACGATCAGGTCTTTGTTGTCGTATAGCATCCAGCCACCGAAAGCCAGCACCGCCATCATGATCATGGCAAAGAGTTTAAACGGCGAGTCAACATACGCCAGCACCTTGGAGAGCGTGTCGTTAGCGTTTAGTTTCTCAGCCATTACAGATGACCCTTCATGATGTAATAAATAGTGACAACCAGAAACGCCAGCGTCACGCAAATAATCTGCAACTCACGTAACTTCTCTACATCCCTACCCAGTGCATCTTTACTCTTGGCATGACGGGCAATCATGTCCTCTTTAATCTTCTTAACCTTCTCGAACTCCTCTGTCCCTTTAAACTCACCAAACTGCTGAATCAGAAAGTCCTTTACTTCTAACTCCATGCGGCGAATCTGGTCTAGCCTGCGCCACTCCGCCATAGCGGTCATGATAGTTATATCACCCTCTTGCCTACTACGTACTGCTTTAAAAGCATGACGGGCTTTTACCTCCGCCATCCCAAAATTCTGGATGGACTCTACTGCCGAACTGACCTCTCTGCCCGACTCAATGGCAGATTTAATACTCTGTGTTGCCGCCTTTGCGGTGCCGATAATCGGATCTAAGTCTGACAAGATTCATCCCTATTCCTAAGTCTGGCCCCAAGTCTTAGCACCGGCTTTGGGTACAGATGTAGCCCAGACTGATACAGACTTCCTTAACTTCAGGGGTGCGCCACAATCGGAGCAAGTATCAGCCGCCAACTCAGCCTCATCCAAGTCATACCCACAAGCGGAACAAACGTGGACTTCTTCCGAGCGGCATACTTTTACCCCGTCTACCTTATGCGCTTCAATTACTGTTTTCATTGTGGCTCCTTAGAATTCTGTCCAACCGGTGACAATATACTTTTCATTGCTCAATGGCGGATTTCCACGATGAGTGTGCGTAAACGCAGCGGGCCAAATAACAATGGTTCCTTGCTCAGGTTTAACCCTCATATGCTGATAAAGAAACTCAGTTTCCCCACCTTCTTGCACATCATTAAGATAAAGAATCCAAGTTAAAAGCCTATTTGAACATTCTCTATTACCTGACTCAAAATGCCAAATATGGTACCCACCACCTATTTTAGTTTTTTGAATTTTAAAAGAATAATTGTTATGTCTACCAGCGTCTTTTAAAGCAGCGTATTCTTGTTCATAAATAG